GCGCTATCACATCCGTCGCCCGATCCAGATCACCCTACCCATGATGTGCATTTCGCCATCATAGGCCTCGGTAGGGCGCACAACGGAGTTGTCAGGCATAAGTTGCACACCTCCACCAGGCAACTGCCGAAGCCTGCGAATCATACCCAGCTCGCCATAGCTGACGGCCCAGACTACGTCCTGCTCATCAAGACGGCGGCGCGATGTATCAATCAGCACGAAGTCACCGTCACGGATCGTCGGCTCCATGCTGTCGCCACGACCGCGCACGACCTTCAGATGACTAATCGAGCCGCGGTACATGTCGCGGATCCAGTCGGCGGCGAATGGTACCAAGCCAAGGCGCTCAGGTGCGCGATCAGAATCTAGGAATGTAGCCCCCATTCCGAGTGAGAGGTCTATCTCGTCGATCAGCACCCAGCCATGTTCCGCAGCAATCTCATCGATCGATGTTGGCTCAGGAAGCGCTTGTCCAGCTGGCACCCACTTCTTCGTCGAGAAGTCCCTGACGGACACGCCTGCCAGCTGCGCCATCTCCGCCATAGGGATGGCTTCCGGCTGCGGGCCACCCTTTTCCCACTTGGAAACGTTCGCCTGCGCGGAACCAACGCGCTTGGCGAAATCAGCCTGCGTCATTCCGAGGTGCCGACGAAGGGCCGCAATGTTCTGCGCGAGGGGCGACTTGTCCATGCGCAACGCATAATCGGGCGCGTGCGAATAATCTAATTCCTGTAAGCATATTCCCTCTTGCTTAATTATGCTTGTAGGAATATCCATTGCGGGCATGGAAGACATCCGAGACATCAGGCGTCAGCTCGGGCTGACGCAGAGCGAATTCGCCGACCGGTTGGGTCTCCACCAGTCGACAATCTCCCGCTTTGAGCGAGGTGATCTACCTGTCGACAAACGGACGGTCCTTGCCGCTCAGGCATTGCTCGCGGCCTCCCCCAAACAGGCCGCCTGACCCATGTCGGAGATCGGCCCTATCCGCATTTTGCCCGCCTCGCTTACCCCTGAACAGCTGGTGGACCTTGAACGCGCTATCCTTGAAGCTGCCGGCCGATGTGATGCAGTGATTGTGCCAACGGAGAAGCTTCTTCGTTGTCCGGCATGTGACTGTCCAGAATTTGGGCAATCTCGATCAAATCGCATCCGCATTCTCTCGCACATTGGGGCGATAGTAGCCCTGCTTCGTGAAGGGCTTGCAGGATGGTTCCGTGCAATCGTGCGCTCAATCCGATCAGCGTTCCGAGTTCTTCCATTCCATGCCCGCTCCGATGATTCGACGCGCAACGTAACTGGGCGCGGCACCGAGCGGGAGTCCTGACCCATGCTGGCCCTCGCCATCATCGCCGCCGTCTGCGCCTGGTTCGCATACCTCATCCACACCGTCCCTTCGGGCTGGGAGGACGAGGACGGGTTCCATATCGGAGAGCCGGGCGCGTGAACGACGGCGGACCTTACGGCCTTTGCCGCCAACATGCCCGCGCGATCCTCAATCGCTGCGCCGCCTCCCTTTCCAACATCATCAAGACACCGGTCCCGAAACCTCCAATTCCCGGCTGTCTCGACGGGAACGAAGGTCATCCTGCCAGCAGGTTTGCAAGCGCGTTCGGGGCAGCCGGTTCGCATACTGGCGCGCTCAAGGATGGCAACGAGATCATCGGAGCGGCCCCGCGCAAGGCGGAGGGTGGCTTTCACACGCTCGTCGCCAGCGATTGCGCGGGTGCCGCTCCGGTTCTGATCAACTCCTTTCATGCCCCTACCCCTAATTATGAGGCGCAACAGGATCATGCGTGACGAAGACAAGATCGTGCGCAGCCGCCAGCTGACCATCCGGCGCGAACTGGATCGGCGCGGGCTGTCGCTCAAGGCAATCGCATTCGATAGCCACCTCTCCTACTCGACGTTGATTTCCTACTTCCCCGGCGAGCGCGACCGTGAACCGGCGACCATTTCTGGTGCAGCACTGTTCGCGCTCTGCGGCGTCCTGCCTGCTGACCTGATCTCGCTGATCCTACCCGACGGCTTCCAGATCGTCCGCGCGCCGGAAGCGATCGATCATGACGCGCTGTGCGAGCTGGCGAACGAATACGTCACCGCCAAGAACCGCGCGCACCATCCCGAGAGCGAGGCGGGTCGCGATATTGGGCCTGGCGAGGAAGCTGCGCTTGGAGGGCTGGTTGTGCAGATGGTTGGGAGTGCGGCGGCGTGAGGCCCGACATGCCCCTGACCAATGTCCAGATCCTGCATGCGCCGGAAGCTGGGATCTGCGCCGCGCAACTAGGCATCGGCCCGCGCAACTACGCCCGCCAGCTTGCCCGCTACATGCGCGACCCTTCGAAGGTCCGCGCAAACACGATGAACGAGTGGGGGCGCGCGCCGACGCTGCGGGAATGCGCTGAGATGATCGCTGCAGCCCGTGCCGAACGTCAACGCTATCGTGACGAGACTGAGCGGCTCGGCGAGAACGACAAGGACGCGATCGACTTTGCGCCTAGCGCGACCGACCATGCCAAGCGGGCGCACAAACTGGCCACGAAGATCGCCGCTGAAAAGGTCGTGTTGCCCGAACTGGAACCGGCGAACGATGACGAGTTGCGCGCGCCGCCTGTCCTGATCGGCGAGTTGATCGAAGCGATTGCCAAAGCGTTCAAGGTCACTGCTGAGGACATTCTTGGGCCCTGCCGTGCTGGCGTTATCAAGAGCGCGCGTATTGTCGTGTGCAAGGTGCTGCACCTGCGCGGCCAGTCCTATCCGCAGATCGGCCGGCGCATCAACCGAGACCACAGCAGTGTGATCAATGCGGTGCACCGTTTCGACACGCATGCGACCGACAAGATGCGCGCTGTCGCCTCGTTTTTTGCGGGGGACAAGGCGTGATGGCTACGTTCCGCCCGCCTCACGCCAGACTCGAACGCGAGGCCCGTCGCATCGCGCAACTCGAATATGCCCGCAACGCGATCAAGGCTGGCTTCGACGACGCCGCGCTGGTCCGCGTGTTCGGCCTGTCCACATCCGACTGCACGCGGCTGCGCGGGCAAGTGAGGGCGGCATGATCCAACTCCGCCCCTATCAACAGAGCCTCATCGACGGCGGCCGCAACGCCTACCGCCAAGGTTGCCGCTCTGTCCTGTTCAACCTGCCCACTGGCGGGGGCAAGACGGTGACGGCATCGACGATCGTCCACGGCGCTGCGCAAAAGCAGAACGTCGTCTGGTGGCTTTGCCATCGCCGCGAACTGGTGGCGCAGGCGAGCCAGACCTTCCACGCGCTCGGCATTCCCCATGGCACGGTGCAATCTGGGTATGTCTCGAACCCCGGCGCGCTGGTGCAGGTCGGGTCAATTCAGACCGTTGCCAAGCGCCTCCATGAACTGCCCGAACCAGCGCTGATCGTGTTCGACGAATGCCACCACATCGGGGCGGCATCATGGGATGACATTTTCCACCGCTTCCCGCGCGCCAAGGTTCTGGGCCTGACCGCTACACCGTGGCGCTTGGATGGGCAGGGCTGGGGGCGGTGGTTCCAGGCGATGATCGAGGGGCCGACCGTTGCGGACCTGATCGAGAACGGAAGCCTGTGCCGCTATCGTCTGTTCGCTCCGGCGATGCCAGACCTCTCAGGCGTCGGCACCACTGCGGGCGATTACCAGCGCGGTGCACTCGCAAAGGCGATGGACAAACCGCAGATCGTTGGCGACGCGATCGGGCATTACACCCGCCTCTGCGCTGGCAAGCGCGCGGTGGTGTTCGCCGCCGGGGTCGAGAACAGCCGCAACGTCGTCAGCCAGTTCCTTGGTGCCGGCATTCGCGCCGAGCATGTCGACGGTTCCATGACCACTGACGAGCGTGATGCCGCGGTCGACAGGTTCCGCCGCGGTGAAACGCTTATCCTGTCCAACGCGGACCTGTTCGGTGAAGGCTTCGACGTGCCGGCGATCGAAGCGGCAATCCTTCTGCGGCCGACGAAATCCCTCTCCTTGCACCTGCAACAGGTCGGGCGCGCGCTGCGTCCCTGCGAAGGCAAGGCAGAGGCGATCATCCTCGACCATGCGGGCAACAGCCTGCTTCACGGCCTGCCCGATGATGTGCGGGAATGGAGCCTTGAGGACCGCGAAAAGAAGAAGCGCGCGGCGCCGTCGGAAGTGCCCATCCGTCAGTGCACGGAATGCTTCTTCGTCTA